GTTCCCCGCAATCCATCATCTGTGGGTGAGGTTCAGCATTGACAAAAACAACTGAGCATTCTTTCTCTTCAGCCTCCCTGTATAAATCAGAGATTTGAGATTCCTGCATTGAGGGATTGCCAATGTGATAATAGATAACCTGACTCTCATCCATGTGAAGAGAGTTACCTGAAAATTTGGAAAGCATGTGATCTGGAAATAGATTTTCCAGCACAAATTTAATGTGTATCAGATCATCAGAGTTGGTTGAGATTAACGGGATCAACCCCGCTATAGCTTTCTTTAACATTTACTATCCCCTAGCAAGTTGCCCATCTTAAGCCCTAGCCTTTTATTTGTCAAATGCATTACAATTTAAAAACCGATTCAGGGTTATCTATTCTATCAATAGCCCCTTCCAGTTTCCCCCTGAGTGCTGTCTTGATTTTATCTAGGTCTTCTTCATCAAGAGCCTCAAAGTTATTTTCGATAGTCCGATTCAGTTGATCAACTTTTTCAAACAGATCATTGACCTTGTTAATTATTCTTTGTCTTGGTTGGTTCATGCTGCCTCCTGTTACTCTGGGTGGTAGTTGAAATAGAGTGAGGTGATTTCCTTGTTGACTGCCTGAAGAAATTTCTGCTTCTTCATTGCTTCGGCATTTGAAATCTCACCATCACAGTGAAGATTCTCAGGAGATAAATCACACTCCAGATCATCCCACAACTCATCAAAATCTTTTGGGGTCAGAGCATCAACTTTCATTTCTGGCTCACCCTTGGCACTGCGAAATAAATTCTTGCGGCGAAGATACTGCTCTAAGTTTTTAGTACTCATTAGAAAGCACCTCCAGCGTTTAAGAATGCAGCCCACTCATCACGCTCAACCTTTCTAATCTTGGGAGGGTTAGCAAACCCTGCATTCAATTCTTCTAAATCTTTCTCAGTGATTTGAGTAGGGTCAGCAGGAACTGGAGTGGCATCCCAAAATCCGTTTTCAGCAGAACCGTTCAGAGTCTGCCATTCCAGAGATTGAAGATCACAAGACTCAGAGTAGTAGTTACTAACAAAAACTTTTACCTTAGCTCTAAGTTCATCAGAGTAATCAACATTAACAAACAGATGCTTAGTCTGGGGAAGGTCATCATTACAATTTGAATATTCGTAAATGTCTTCCATTCCATTGAAGTGACCATATTGATATTTGGCAGTCATGTCCTTAACTGCTGCAACAACTGAAGGAGTAGGATCATTCAGAAGAGTAACGTCAACTGAGTCACCCATGCTGTAGCCTTTAGATTTTACTGAAGCTTTGATACCCATTGCTTTCAGTTCCTTTCTGATTGCTTGTGCTGCCAGTGCTTGATTTGAATGTGCCATTTGTGTTCCTGTGTTTGTCTGTTTAAGTGGTATAAGTATAGCCCTTGACAAATAATTTGCATGTGATGCAGTTCACATTGTTGCACTTAAGTGCAATCTTTTTTCCAGTACCCATAAACCATTTTGTGTGAAGAATCCCAAGAGTCCAGTAGCACCCCATCAATCACAGTGCTGTAGTGCTTTGCCATTCTGAGAATTGCAGTGCCGGGAATGTCTGAGTACCTTGCCTTCCTGCCTTCGAACTTAGGAGCAGAGCACCATACCCATCCGATAGATTTAAGAGCAGCAGTCATGTCCTCCTTGTAGATGCCTCTCGATATACTTCGGCTTCCCATCTTGCCTACTAGGGTGAACTCCTTGATGAACTTTCGAACCTCTTGATAGTCCATGCCTGTTGCAATTGCTATGGCTCGAATCCCGCAGTCAGTATCAGACTTCATACCTGCATCAACTCTGCCCCCATCGTGAAATTTATACATAATCTTTTCCTGTGTTAGTAAGGGGGGTTGCCCCCCCTCCTGTTATATTTTGAGTGCTTGCTTTGCGCTCTTGGTTATCCCAAATGATTTCCCACATGCCTTGAGTTTTCTCTTGGCTCGGTTGGTGGGGTAGTCAGTGACTACATATTTAGAATCGGTTTTCAGTTTCCTGATTTTGATTCCTGCTGAGTCAGGGTAGATCACCCTGATGAACTTAGGTCCAACACCAACTACCAGTGCAGTCTTGTAACCTTCATCTTCATGAATTGTAATTACTGAGTCTTTCATTTTCACCTCCTGAGTGATTTGAAAGTTTAGCGTATCCAAGTACCCTCACTATCAACAGTGAAGATCATCTTCTTTGGTTTGTAACCATCAGCAGTGACATTGACAATTGCTGACCAGAACCATGAACCTCTGTTGCCTTTCATTTCTGAGTAGGAAGGTTTGAAGTTCCATGATACTTTCAGATTTTTAATTTCAGGGTTGCCTTCTTTAATCATTCGTTTGGCAATTGCTAAAGTTGGTTTTTTCATATCACCTCCTAAGTGAATGAGATTGGTTTACTGTTACCCCGCTCGGTAAGCTCTGCGATCATCACCCATCAATTCCATGTACAGGTCATAGGCTTCAGCAAGACGGTTGTTCTTAATGACTTGATCAATGTCTGCCTTGCGCTTGCTGTTACACTTGACGCGAAGCGAGGGGACATAAGAAGGATGACGTTTGTTTACTAGATCATCGAAGTCTTCGAAGCATCCGCAATCGCGAGTCAGTTGATCAAATTTTTTGAAAGTGTCTGTAATGTGTTTCATGTTTTTTCCTGTGTTGTTTTGCTTGAGTCTTATAAGTATAGTCATTGACAAATAAAAAGCAATGTAAATATGTCACAAAAATAATTCATCAATGTACTTGCAATTATTTGTCAAGGGTCTATACTTGTAAGACTTAAGCAATAACACAGGAGCAAAATTTATGAACGAAATGATGAACAACATGAGAGCATCGATGCAAGAGCACTGGGACATGACCCCGGAATTCTTTGATGCCCACACTCCCGCTAACCGCTTTGATTTGAATGATGGTTGGTTTGAGATGGAGTTTCATAATGCAGAAGGCGAAATGGTTTTCTGGGTTGAAGCAAAATCTGATGGTGATGTTTGGCACACCAACTTTGAAATGCAGACTGCTGATAATAGTGCAGCAGTCACTTCCAAGTGGAACATGGAAAACGGCACTAACACTTTTCGTGTTTCTACCATGATGGATTTTTGGACTACCGATAAAAAGGAAGTTGAAGCGATGGTTGCCAAGTTCAATGAAACTGGTTCTTGGGAACAAGAGAAATAAATTTACTTACTTGGAGACTGACATGATCAAGATCGATTTTGAAACCCACAGTGATCTACTGAAGAAGACTTTCAGAGACACCAAGAATTTTGAATCAATGGATGATTGGAATCTTTTTAATCTGGCACTGTTTCATGGAAGAGCAGTGATCATAAAAACAGAGCACATAAAAAAACCCCATTCCTAAGAGTGGGGTTTTTGGCTTTGTGACTCACCGGGGATAGTGGTAAGAAAGTCAGCTAAGGCAATTATAGTTTGTCAAATAAAATTACGCAACAAAAAAAACACCCCAACATTTCTGAAGGGGTGAGTTTTACTTTCAACTTAAACAAACACCACAGGGCATGGAAGAACCTGCTTGAACTTTGAGTGTACCATTATTCCAATTGAGATTCCAACCGCTCTACATTCTTCAGGATACGTTTCAATTTTTCTTTTTCTCTCTGAGTTAGGGGAGCTTCATATTGTTCTTTGGCTTCCAAGTCAGCAGCTTGATCCTGTAAGTCATAAAGTTTTTCCTGCTGGTAGGCATCGCTGGATAAGAATTCCTCCTTGCCTACTTCAACAATTCTTTCTTCTACCGTATCCTCATTCACCCAGATGGTATCACCCCATAGCTTAACCACGTAACCACCACCAGCCAAACAAGGAGTAGCGATAGCAAGTAGTAACGCAATTTTAGCTGGGGTCATCAGGAGGAGTCTCAGCATTTTTTAATTCCTCAATCTTCAAATTGAAATCCATGATACAGCTTCTGTAATATTTTATGGTTCCATTCTGCCCTTTGATAAATCTGATAGTTTCCTGAGTGTTGAGAGCAAGGTTCTGATAATGCTGAGGAGTCAACCCCACCCAACTCAATCCAGCCTTATCTATGATTGCTCTGGGTTCAAGTTTGTTGGTAACTATTGGGGTAATCTTTGGGGGATCAGGACAGATGATAGGCAGGTATAAATTCTTCTGCTTCACCACCACCTTCTCTGGGAACAAAGCACAACCAGAGATTGCACCTAAGTGCAAAAGTAGAATGCTACTGAGAAACAGCTTCAAGATCATTCAACACCTCAGCAGTTTTCTTAATCATTCGGTTCTCAATCAACCCCGGCTTCTTGGCAAGGAGGTTTGCAAAGTCATGCCCAGCAAAAAGACTCCTCATGTACTCCACTTGCTTCTGTGCCTCAAGCCTCTCAGTGTCCATCTCCCGCATCTTCTCTGCATTGGCAGCTATGGCTTCAGCTTGTACAGTGATCGTGGTCTCCAGTGCCTCAGCAGATTCCACAGCAGCATCCCGCTCAGTAGTCAGGTTTATGTTTGCAATGGTCAGTGTGTTGATTTCGAATTTCATCCACACCCCTGCAAGTGCCATTACCACGATCACCGCTAATGCTGCCTTCAAGAACATCGCACTCCTCCCCCTCAATTTTCAGTTCCACCATAAGCTCCCCCACCTCATGAAGCAGCCCACGTAAATACCGGATACGCTTTTGCAGTGCTCTAATCTCCTGCTTATCTTCCCTACGCTTTTGCCTAGCGCGTACCAACTCCGTTAGTAAAGGATCGTACACTCATTGCCACTCGACCTCATAGGTAGGAGGCAGGATTATAAACTTACCAGTTCTCCCATCCAGAGTGACATACTCATAAGCTTCATCCCTACTGGTAACCTGTCTAGTTGATCCATCAGGCTTAAGCAGTAGCTCCCCATCTGGACCAGAGATAACCCAGTACCCTTTGCGGGTAATGATCAGGCTATTGCTTCTGCATCCCCCAGTTGCTACTTCAGGGCATGTCATAACAACATCAGGGAAACCGGGAACAACTAAAGTGATTACTCCACCGGGGTCAATGTGTCCGTTACCATCCCCATCAGGATCAAGCAGGGTAAAAAATACCTCTGTGGATGGATCACTTTTGGTTCCCTGCTCATTAACCGCTTTCATGCGGCATTTCCAATCCCCCGGTCCTGCCCAATCTTTAACATACTGGGTATCTTCTTTGGAGATTATGGCAGGGTTGCCATAGGTGCGGGGGGTGACTCCATCAGCTTCAAAAGCAAACAGACACCACAATTCAAAATGATCCAAATCAGTAAGCGGGGAACCATCTGTATTTTCAACTGGTGCTGTCCACGTTACTGTGTAACCTGCATCCGCATCCATCAACTCATTCTGAATTGGCACACCAGCAAAACTAGCTATCGCTATAAATGTTGCTAAAAAATTCATATCCCATCTCCTCTCTATTTAATATTTTTTGCTCCAAACCATTTGACTCCAAGGTAAACCCACTTAGAGCGAAGTCTGCTCATCCCATCCTCCCGGCAAACTTTCCTCAGAAGTTTATCAGCAGCATCCCTGTGCTGCTTCCCTATGCGGTTCTCCCGCATCAATTGATACAAGGCATCATGAAACAGACTGCCCCGCATAAAGTTCTCTGTGTCGATTGTAGGACCACTAGGACCATCCCAAGCATAACCCCTCTGCACAGTAAGTGAGCCTCTATCGATCACAATCCAATTATTCATATTGCAATCAGGGAATGCTGCTTTGATTGTTGCATCCTTAATCAGTTGGTACTTGTACCCACCTTTGTAATCAACCTTCTTCATCACGTTCTCCCTTCCAGTTTCTACCAGAGTCAAGATAGGCTTTTGTCATCCCTGTAGCCAGCCCCACAATTGCGGGGATTGTTAAAGCTCCAAAGGCAGTGTAGGCAGTCAGCTTCCAATCGGTTACATCCACTCGATTGATCAGCTTGAAATAGAACCCAGTGAACTCATAGGTGTATACCGCAACAAAAGCATAAACGGCACACAAGATAATTCTGGGGATCACCCTGAAGGCATCCACCACCTCTGCCATGTGCAAAAAATATAATCTATTCATTATCCCGGTCCTTCTCCATTACCCCAATTAATACAAACAGGAAGTTGATTGCCATTCTCAGAGGCAATGTAAGCAACCAAGCCAGCATCAACTACACTGTAGGAACCACCACCCCACGGAATTTCAACTTCAGGGTTAGTGCCAATAGTCACAAGGATGGAGCTATCAGTTTCAATCTCACCGGGAATCTTTACTGATCCAACCATATTCAAGATGATTGAATTGATCCCAGTGATGAACACCCACTGATAAATATTTGTGCCGTTGATAGCAAGTGGATTCATCGCGCCATAAGTATCAAGCCCACCATCAGTATTGAATCCGTAAGAGGTTCCATTGTTCCCAACCGTCATAACTCCATTGTAAGGATCACAACCAGTGGGAGGCTGGACACCACCCCCGCTAGGTCTGAAGGGAGTGCCTATCCAAGGGGTATCTCTAAGGTGGCTCATTTCAAACTCCCGGTAACATCAAGTTCCCCAAACAATCCACTACCAATAATATTAGTAAGACCAACTATTACCTCAGTTGGATCAGCAAGGAAAGTACCTGCTTCTACAATAGCAACTACCCCTAGTGAACCTCCCGGCGCAGTCACCACAATACCTGTTGCATAAGGAGCACCGGGGACAGTGGTATTAATTGTGAATGTATCATTCACGTTATATCCGAAGCCAAGATTATTTACTTGGAGATTTGTAAGCTCCCACTCAACAGGGGCAGGAGCACCACCAGCTTCAAAAAGATCACTCCAAGGGGTATCTAAGAATGGGGAAGTCATGAAAAACTCACCTCTATATTATCAATCAGCAAGCACTCACCCAGATTGTGAGTAGCATCAAATACCCCCAAGGTGGTTGGTCTTTGATCTGATGGGAAGTTTGGATTTGTGGTTCTAAAGAAATATTCAATTCGTATCTCATACCACTTCTCAGCTACCAGACCTTGAGTTATTTGAGTCCACGTATATTCCCTAGTGGTTGCGAACCCTACACCAAATCGAGTCAAAAGATTAAGTGAACTCTCTGGTACTCCATAGGTATCATCGGCATATTGATCTAGGACTATATTAAGCGTATCGGCTTGCGCCCAAAATTGTCTGTACCACAATGAGAGGGATGGGCTAACAGCACCAGCAGGAATAAGAAACCTGATACTACGAACAGTTTGCTGAGTGGTTGTATACGTCCAAGTCTTACCCACCCGCAGATACTTAGTACCTTGCTGCGCCAGATTATTTTTTGCCCCGTTATCCAACACAAGAAACTCACCAACAGTTTCAAAGAAGGAAGGTTGCCAAGCAAAAAACGGTAGGTAACTAGCCGAATCAGGGTCTTCAAAATCCATCTGATAAGTGCCGGGGGCAAACCCACCACCTCCCCCACCACCAACAATGGCAAAGGGGTCAGCAACAAACGGACTACTGACAAATGGATTCGGGGGAATCCAAGGAGAATCCCGAAACTGACTCATGACTAAGGGGCTTTGCCCACAATGTTCATGGTTGCATCACCACCAACAGGAAGCATCCTGAGTGCGGTAACTGGTGCGATCAAAGCATTCACACCGGGAGTCCCTGTTGCAACCTGCCCATAGTCCCATGCAATCCAAGTGATGGTAGCAGCATCAGGATCAGCTTTAATGTCTGCTTCCGTATCACAGGAGTACTCAACATCAACCACCCCAGCATCCACGGTAACCACTACAGTTGCAGGGACAGTATGAACGAATAAAATATCATCGAGCACTGAACCATCAGCACCATCCAGAACTACCTTCTTAATTTCTTGTGACATTACTTTGCTCCAATTGTAAATTTCTGTTTCCGGTTCTTATCGCCAGCCCACGAGACATGCACCCAACCGGAATCAGGTATGCCCTTCACAGGGAACTCACGTATGAGTTGATCATATTCCAAATTATCAGCAATCCAATCATACAGATCATCGTTACTAATAGAAGGCACTTCAATATCAGCAGCCGCTCCTTTGGGGTGGCTCTTGCGTAAAAAGTATTTAGCCCATGAAGCAGCCTTTTTAAAATCGAGTGCTTTCCTTTTGCACCAATTCTTGAAACTTTTCTTGGTGATAACTTTCTCAAGTGGTTCCCCTCTGAACCATGAATTAACCTTAGTTGATCCATGTTCATCAGCAATGGGTTGCAGTACATTGAGAGTCAATGCAACTGCTTTCTCCTGTACCCCCATCTCTTCACTCTCGTTATCAATCTCCAACCTTGAAGCAGTTTCTGATTTCCACACCTCATACCATTTGAAGTTTTTGCAATCAGGATGCACTCTATCTGTTGGATTCATTCTCATCTCAGGTCTCCTCAAATTTTATCTGCTTTCATATCCAATTTATTTTCTATGTTATCAAGCTTATGGAATATCACCGAAGTCAAAGATTCCAAATCCCCCTTGGTAATGTAGCTAGTGGGCAATCCAATTTTAATAGAAGTAATGTCATCACCCATCTTGGTATCTTCAAGAACCAAATTATCCAAAGTGTTAAACATCCGCTTCACTACCCAACCCATAATAAAAAATATTATTGCAGTGGCAATATTGAACAGGGTTTGAAAATTTATCGCTTCCTGTTCCATTCACACCTTCAACTCAAGCCCAAGCTTCAGCTTACGAACTTCAATAGAATCATTGCCCCCTTCATTGGGGTTTCTACGGAACTCCCAAAGCAGTACAGGCTCTGAACCTTCAACCGCAACATAGCGATCCCACCCACTGATTATCTGCCACTCCTCATGAAACTGGGTATGCACACCCTTGATGTTTCCATCTATTCCAAACCTACACTGCCCCGCACTATTGAGAGGTCCAGTTGGAACAACTCGCATCTCCAGTGCGTAAGTAAGAATATAAATTCCTTGAGCCATTGGATCAGCAGTTCTGGACATAGCTGATTGATAGGTTTCTGCACTGGTACTCTGATCAGGATTAGACTCCCAGAACTGGAAAGCTGGGGTTGTAACAAGCGGCACATGGTTGAATAGGATTGCATCAATTGCCACAGTCTGAGCAGGGTTCAATGCTGAGGTAAACCAGATATCTACCTGATCCGCTTTCCTGCCTGAGTAATCAAAAGTCACCCCAATCAAAGCAGGGTCTAAAATAATTGCAGCATTCAACTGCTGTAGATTTACATCACCCGCAGGAACATCAGCAGGAAGACGCACATCATAAAAGCGAGGCATCCCATTACCGTTAGGCATTAGTTAACCCTCCAAAGTGCCATGTGAATATGTCGGAAGTAGGCAGTTACATCTGCTTGGTAATCGAAATCGAAAGTATGCACACCACTCAAGGCAATCAGTTCTGATCCGGTAAAGCTGATAAGGGAATAAGCGTAAACAGGTCCAGCTTTGACCTTAAAGTTCACTTCATCAAGATCGGTAGTGTCATCCAACTGCAACCTATGTGCTGCCTGTTTATCTGAAGATGCCCCAACTTGAGCAGACCAGATAACATGATAGTTTCCAGCAGGAAGATTGGCAGTTGTGAATCGAGTAGCCTGAACATAACTGCCAGAGGTTGTGGATTGCAAAGGCGAATCCTCAAAGAATGCATACTCAGGAAAGTTATCTTCCCACTCAGTATTGAAATCAGTTCCATCGATCTTTTGCAATCTCTGTCTTGCAGTACCACCCGCAGCTAAACCTTCCCCATCAGCACCATCATCACCTTGAATACCTTGGATGCCCTGTGGACCTTGGATGCCTTGTGGACCTTGCACCCCAGTAAAGACTGAGTTGTTACCCATTATGTTTGCCTCTTCTATTCAGCATCATACTATCATCTGATGTTCAGAGCGTCCCAGCAGTTCTTTGTTTGACCATGTAATGAATTCATCAAGCATTGATAATCTACTGGCGAGAACCCACGCTTCAGTTCTTGCTATATCTGAAATGCGAATCTCATCAACAGTCCCATCCAGAAACGATGATGAACCTTCCCCACCTATTCTCAGATCAGCAGTACCCGCAACCGGATTGGTAATAGATGAATCAACTTTAATTTCAACATCCTCCAAAAAACACTTGGCTTCTGTAATTGCTGTGTCAACAGTGCCAGCCAGATAAAGCCAGCCAGTTGAAACACCAGCAACAGTATCCTGATGCCCCACCCCCGGTCCTTGATTACTCCAGCGATGCCTTGGCTCATAAGGGTCATTAGCAATCTCCAAACTGTACCAAGGTCCACCCCCCTCATTGTGATAAATCACATCTGGAAATTCTGAAGCGTGTAAGGTCTTGATATTAAACAATGCTTCAAGCGTATGATCGACAACCCTCAATGTAAGATCATCAGGAATAATTATCCCAGTATCAGAATTGCTCCAATTCAAATCCATTGAGTTTGGGGTAATCAATCCCGCAGTGGTTCGGTTATCAACATCAATAGTACTTGAATCATTGCCGTTGCTTGTGGAGTCTAAGTAGTTCCCGGTTGTTTCAGCCAGATGATACACACCAACAAAATTAGCATCCCAAACTGATTGACCTGAAACACTTCCAACCACCCCAACAAAAGCAGTGTTGTCAGCTTGCGTACTGTCATAATAAATATATAAATCCGTAGCCAGTGAAGCTGAAAGTGAGGTTGCTTTAATCCATAACTCTCCGCGCTCTGTCCCTGAATCCCAGTACTCCACTTCAACAAAAACTTCAGTCAACTCATCATCAAGAGTAACTGCCAGTTTTAAACAACTTACCGTAAGCTCATCAAATATATCTGATACATCATCATTCCCCAGACCAGAGGAAGTGGAAATGCTAACTCGAATCGGGAACCCAGCAAGAGCAGCATCAACATCTGCTGCTGCAATCGTGAACTTCCTTCTGCATCTCCATGTTCCTAGCCAAGCCATTTAGCTCACCGCTTGAGTATTTTCAATGAATATCGTAAAGGATAAATTCTTTGGTAATCCTGCAACCGCAGTTACAACCAATGCAAGTTCATCATCATCAACTACCGCTTGATCAGCAGGGTCAGTGCTTGCTGGTGTAGTGGTGACTGTGATCCCAGTGAACCCAGTAAGGTCAACTCCATTCTTCTGCAACTTACAGGTTACCGAAGTTCCGCTATTGATACTGTAGCGGCATTTAACAACAGCCGCAGTTTGACCAGTAGCAAGGGAAACATTGAAAGGCAATACAAAAGCGTCATCACCTGAAGGAACTATTATCTCCCCCGTTATGGCATACGTGTGACCGAATCTGTATATGGTGGTATCAGCAGCAGTGGTACTAACACCCCGCATGATTTGAACAATGCCAGAGGTTGTGCTTGTGGCATAAAAGATGGGCTTGCTAACTAATGGGGAGACAGGATCAGTTGCAGTGAAAGCACCCGCAACAGTGGGAGACAGAAAATAAACAGTGTCAACAGTCAGGCTGGACAGTCCATTGATCCTACCTGAATATGTGATTGTAAAATTGTTAACATCGGGGACAGCAGAAACCATCCCCATTGCTTCAGAATTACCGGGAACATCTGCCTGTGCTAATACCCATGCTCCTGCATCGTAGCGCAAGACATTACCAACAACAAAACCATGAGTTGCTTGGGTAAAAGTTTCTTCTGCATGGGGGTCTTCATCATCACTGGAAACTTGCTCACTCCACGCAGTATCAGCCCCACCTGTTTTTTTGTAATGCTGCCCCGTATCCCTTAAATATAAGGAACCAATAGGGGCAGCTTCACCCGCAGATGATGGATCAATACTGCCTGAAAGGATTGCTGCTGTATCGTTAAGCAGAATCTCTTCAGTTTCAAAGGCATTTTCCTGAGCCATTTAACTACCCGTTATGGAGTAATGTGATTCAGCACTTCCCTGACAGCAACAACATCAACAGCCATTGTGGAAGACACAACCAGATTCATAACCTCTGCACCTGCTGAACCTGTCTGGGTTACATTAAAGGCCAAACCAGTAATTACACCCATCTTCAACTTGGCATAGACAGTGTAATCCGTATCGGTTGCATCAGCACCGGAAGCAGCAAGCGGGTTGTTGTGACCATCATGAGTAGCCCAGACTTCCACACACTGCTTCTTTGCAGCATTCGCCAACAGGTTACCCTCACAGTAAACCATCCACTTAACAGCAGCCACGGTATCTACATTCACCGAATCAATGACAGTTGCACCCGTAATATTGGCAGCTTCAGTGCGTGTCTGTGCATCCAGAATGGCAAGCTCAGCAGTATCCAGATCACTCTGAGTTGTACCAAGCTGGGCATCCAGAACACCAATGGCAGTCTCAAGGCTTGTGGTATCAACCACATAGTTATTGCTTGAGTAGGTTGGGGTTTCTGATCCTGCCCCGGTCTTACCAATGAAGGTGCGAATGTACCCCAGTTCGGCAATGGTATTAGCATCACTGATCTTGGTGAAGTTGAGGTTGGTGGTATCAACTGTGATGGGATCATTGGTAGTCAGAGACCAGTAGCTATCAGCATTGTTTGTGCCTTCATTGACACCAACTGCCATGCCTCCTGTTACTTCTGCATCTTCATCCGCATCAGTTCTACGAGTCAACTCAAACGCAACACCCGCAGTACCTTCAATGGTACATTCATAAATACCATGATCAGGATCACCGGGGGATGCTGCCTCATCCTTAACAAGAACACTATCCCCAAGCAGGACAGCAACACCATCAACCGTAAGAATACCGATTGCACTTGCAGTAAGAGTTGCACCTACTCCTGTACCCGCTTGAACATAGGCAGGAAGTGCGGCATCAGTTGCAACACGCACAGAGTCTTTCCAATCGACCCCTCCACCAGCAGCCCCAGCAAAAGCTTGGGTTGCCATTTCTGCCCATTTATCTGTGCCTGTACCAGCAGTGATCTTTACAAACAGACCACCATCAGTGGTGTTCAGATAGTAGGAACCAACTCCCACATCATCCGAATCGCCACCCGTACCGGGATCAATTGTCCCGGCGAGAAAGACACTAGCGTTTAGCTCTAGTCCCTTCTCGATTTCAAAAAATGACTGTGACATTAGTTCATACTCCTAAAAATTAATTACAAGGTCTCACTCTCAGTCTCATCAAACAGTGGTAGCGATTCTCACCGCTTTTATATCAAGTGCATTTGTGCTGTCATTGGTTACCCGCAAACGCATATTCCCTGCATTGATATCAACATTGGTGGTGACTGCAATTACATCCCCCACCAATCCATAAACTGTGTGCATCGCAGTAGTGCCATTATGCACTGCCAGCACTTCATAAGTTTTGTAATCCCCGGCTATGGTATCTGTCAGGGTTATGATCCATTTCACTGATCGATTAGTTCCCACAGGAACATCATCAACCGTAACTGTGTTTCCGTTATTGACTCCGGTAACACTGGCTTCAACCAGCCCAGTACCATCTGCCCCATCTGCCCCTGCTGGACCTTGTTGACACGCTGCAATAATTACTACGGGATCAGTGGTATCAATTACAGTAGTTGGGGTCTCTGTGACCAGTACAGCATTGTTGCAATCAATCTCTTCAACAGTGATGCAACTCTCACTCATCTAGTTACCTCAAGGGAAAGCTTAAACTTTCCTTCAAGCAATCGGGTAACATCTCCACCGGGAGCTTCAACCTCCAGATCATACACACCAGATTCAATTGTGAGTGCTTCTGTATCGGCATCATCAATGAACAGATCAATTGTCCCCGTAACACCCCCCAGAGTGATCCTACCGTTACCATCAGTGAGTTCAATGATAGGAGGATCAGGGTCTTCAAGCTCTTCCCGCAAATGCATTCTTGCAGTATATCCAGTGATATCAATTGCTACTGGAGGAACTTGGTCATCTACCCACTCCAAATGTTTTTTGAAGGTAGTCCCCTGTTCAATAACAATATCTAGTGTACCTGCTGCCATTTCGCATCTCCAAAAAATTACATGTTGTTGTGTCTGCGAACCATATCCCGCAATTGCAGAAGCTGATTGTCATGTGTACAGCAACATGAATTAGTATATTCAAGAGACCAATCATCAAAGGATTTAGAATCATCCCCCTCCATTTGAAAAGTCTGACCATCATAGCCAAGAACTTTGAACCCATTCATTTTCATGTAGGCACAAAGTCCAATGTCTTTTATCTCTAAGACTACAGTGCTCATTCTCATCTCAACAGATTGCATCTCACAAAGTTTAAAACCTCCTAACCCTTTCCGCTAGGAACTTTGCACTTAGTATCAATCAATGTTCCTTCCTTATGTGCTCCAACAAAGCACCATCAATTGCCGTGTCACTTGCTCCTGCAACAGGGGGAGGCATCTCGTGCTCATGCCCCCTCAGTTCCTTTCTAAGGGCTTCAATTTCATCATGGGTATGATTAACCTCTGCATACTCCTTGTGCGTGTGTGCCTCCTCTGACACCACAACAGGGGCAATTTGATCATGCTCATGTTCATGCTCATGCTTAACCAATACCGGATCAGGGTAGTTGTGCGTGTGCTCCAGCCCATCAACCAACTTTGCCTCCAGCCTCTCAACATCCTCAATCAGATTGGACAGTTCCTCATACATCGCATCATTGCCGATAATGTCCGTTTTCCTCTCATCAAGAATACCCACCTCAACTGCTGTATTCCGTAGCGGGGTTGTATCAGTCACCTCACCCACCACAACAGCAGTAGTCCCCGTAACAAACAGAAATTTGAAAAGCCAGATTCCATACTTGATTGCCTTGGCAGCAGCAGAACCCATTTCCAACCACTGCTTTTTACGATCCCACCAATTCAACACTTCAGCTTCAGTATCTTCTTCTTCGTTTACCATAACTTCACCTTCCAGACTGCTGCTGCTACCCAAGGTCTATGCTTGTCATCCCCAACTTCAACTTCTTCAACAGTCGTTTTAAAGGAAACGAGTATGTCTCCTACACTATCCGAATCCAGAAGTAGACCAGCACCTATTGCGGTTTGTACCTCACCACCCCAACCACCGACACCTATACCCAGTTGCAATGCATTTGTGGTGTTGGTGAAGTCAATACCTGACATAGCAAAACCCGCTGCAAACATTTGATCAAAATCACCACTGCTCAAATAATTATCATTGAGGTAATTCCTATCTGACTGAGTAAGCCCAGCTTCACCTGTCAATCCTATTGGTCCTACTGGACCCTGCTCCCCCTGCTCACCCTGCTCTCCCTGTGGTCCTGCTGGACCTACAATGCAGAAGGCACAGAAGTCAGCCCTTGCCTCCTGAAAAGCAGTGAACCCCAAGAAGCACATTGCTCCCAGTATTGCCAATATGAAAACTCTCATATCTCGTTCCTATTCTTAGTCTCAAATCTCAGAGTCTCAATCTCAAATTTCCGGTTCATGCCTAAAGTCAGTTGCTGATTTCCCCGCAGCATCACATGCAGCGCACAAGGTTGGTTCCCCTGTGCTATCCCCCACATCAGGCAGGACATTACCTACATCATCAGGGTCAACATTAGTTCGAACATCAGCACCACAGTGACCGCACATGCGACCATCTTCAACAAGTGCTGCTATTTCTGGTGGTAGTATTGGCATTTCATTTCTCCTGTTAAATATCTTCCCACGCAACAAAATTTATTGGTGGGGTAAAATTCAAATCCCCGCTTGCTGTAATAAGTCGTACTTGTCCATTACCTTGAGTCCCATTGACGCGATTAACCACAGCCCAATTATGATCAAGGTCCAAGGCATCAAGAGGATTAGCAAGAGTGTCAGGATCACCAGAGCCACCAACTCCAGCCCAGAGGGTGTCATCAGTACCCATCCACCAATCACCAGTAGCCCAGTCAATAGCAAACTGAAAGATTCTACCCGTTGCTGCTGTGCCGAGCGTTCCTGTAATTCCAAGGGAGTTATCTTGCCCATCTTCTACATCTCCTGCTCCATCAGTATGATACTCATCAATAGCAGTGTCAGGATCAAAACCCACATTGGAAGGCTCTGCTAGTTTCCGCAAGCCTAAAAGATTTGATGCCGTGTCATCACCCTGAGCCACAATCTCAACTTCAAAATAAACTCTACCTCTGCGAGGGATAGCATAAGACCTCCCCCCAGTATCATCCGTTACATCCCCACAGGTTAAATCTTTATCACCTGTTCCACCTACAGTGCAGTTCACTGAATCACGACTACACCACTGAGGGAAGCTCAGCATATCTTGCGAACGAAAAACTTCAGAAGCCCTTTCAATATCAAAGTCGATTCTAAGGGCAGGGAAACTATTCCAAGTGACAGGTCTGAATCTCAGGTAGCGACACCTGAAAGGTTTCAATACATTAGTTACTACGGTAGTCCCATCAGTATTGCCTGTTAAAACTTTCTTAGCAAAACCATCACTCCCCCCGTAACCATGCCACGTTGCACTGTCATCATCATTAAATTCAAGACTGTAAGTTGTTACCCAATTGGTATTTGATACCTCTCCTTGGGTACTGATTCCCTTAACAGTAACAACCTCACCAAAATCTATCTTCCACCACTCACTAGTGCTGGCAGTTGCAGGAGACCATTGATCAAAAGGATCAGTGTGATTTAGCCTAGCTCGATGATCTTCCAATGCCGGGGGTACATTGAATTCTGAACTAGAAGATATTGCAGCATCCAGAATTATATCGTCCTCAACCTCACGACCACTATCAAAGTATTGCGGCTCTTCCTCTTCAGTGATTACCTCAACCCGCATATCAGGGAAGCTCTGAAATGTTTTAACAACAAATCGGACATACCTTGCAGAGAACCCACCGGGAAACAAATTTTCCACTACCGTATTCTGATCAGTGTTTGTGGTGATGGGGTTATTCACCCAAGAGGAAAAACTTATATTGTCATCTGAATATTCGATATCAACAGTAATACTCCACTCAGCAGCTTGGGAACCCCCCTGAGTACGCACACCCAAAACCCGCTTGATAGAACCAAGATCAACCTGTAACCATTCATCTGCCTGAGCTACTGATGATGCCCATGTACCAAGAGGGTTGTTCAATCTCCCGGCTATCGTTATATACTGAGCACCAAACTCACTGCTTGCACTCATTTGGGAATCTTCAATATCCCCACTTTCAACCCCGGCTTCAAGTGTTCGATATGCATTTATGCAGGAGGCTTCAAACAAGCGGCGAACATCGTATAAAGTAAATATCTCCCCACCTCGATAAGTATGGAAAGAACCATGATTTGCTCCCCCTCTGTTTATGGGAAGATCATTACTATCACCATTGAACTCAGGACCACTCGTGTACCATGCTATTATTCCACCACCTGTCCCATCAGATATGGGCATTCCATCAAGCACAGCAATAAAATTAAGCCAACCAGAAGCACCTTCCCCTGCTTCATGAATCTCCATTAATTGATGTGGCATATCATCACCAAAAACATCAACCTCATCATTCAACCAGATCAAACCTGTATTAAAATTATTCCTAGCAGATGGAAAAAGGTCTGTACCCTGCCTACCAACATTTAAATGATTATTATTTTGAGAGCAGAACAGACACATAACAGTATCGGCATCGTCATAATCTGGTTGCCTAAACCAGTATTCCCACGCATGACAATTATTCCAAATGTCTTGTTGCACTTCTCCTTGTGCATTCTCAATCCGCTCCCATAGAACAGAGGCAGGAGAGGCATGACTTAACTGAAATCCAGCTTCAATATTTATTGCATCAATCCCAACAACTAAATCTCTGAACCTTTCATTGATTACCCTAGCACTATCATTCTTGTAATCAGTGGCATCACCTTCAAATAACCATTCATGATCAATCTCAAGAGAGAGTCGATCAAGTTCAGCTTGTCTACGATTCACACCATTAATTTCAGGCTCAATTGTGTAAACCTTTTGCTCCCATGAATCATAATTAGTGGGTAATGGATAAGCCATTTCATAATACTTGGTGCGGAGTCTTACCTTGGCATTTCCATCGGCTCCGTTATTCCAGACATGTGCTGCCCACGATGTATCTCTGTCAAGAGTTCCAGACGGATTAACTCCTGTGGAGGGATCACCTTGTAACCATGTTCCATCCTCACTAACCCAGAAGTCACCCGCATCCCAATCAATAGCAAAACCATACACCCTTCCTGTGGATTGGTCAGTGGCTCCTGCATGGACAAGCGTTGCCCTGTCAACTCGCAGATCAGTCCCATCGATGTAGAAATGATGCTCATTACCGTTCTCCCCAATTGTTGTTTGATCACCAACATCCGCAGCAGAAATCATGCGCCTTATCCCCGGTCTTACTGCTGTAACTGAATCCCCCTGATCCAGAATTTCAATCTCAAAATAAATCTTCAGCCTGTTAACATATCTTGGAATAGCACAAGACCTGATGCCTGTGGTATCAAGAACATCCGCAAGGTCTGCATACCTCAGATTAAAAGTTTGCGGTAGGGTTACATTCTCTCCATCCAATGGAACCCATGCAGGAAGATCAAGCATGTTCTGATTATCAAGTGCAGTGGTTTCATACAGTTCTCTGATATCCTGCAAGCTCAGAGTCTGCCCATCATCGTAGACTGTGAAGTACCCAAACTCAGCACCCAGTTTCTCAGCAGCAGTAGTTGAAGCATTACCATTGAATGCAGGACCAGTAATATCATAATCCGGTAACTGCCCACTGTTAGTCCCCACAGCAATTGGAATACCGTTCAACACCACAAGATAATTTGCACGAGTACCAACCTCATGCGCCTCAACTAATTGAAAAGTCAAATCTTGAATGTAGGCATCTATAAAACTATTCCACCTTGGGGTTCCATTGAAAACATTCTTTGCCTCTGGGAACTGTTGAACTAGATTGCCACTATTTGTAACCGCACCAATCATTGCTGAATCATTATTGCTATTCGCAAACAACCGCAAAGAGTTACCCAAAGAACCTATTATGTGCCTGTCCGGTAACTCATCAAGCCTAAACCACACCTCAAGGGCATGAGCAGTTGACCCCCAATAGTTTGAAGTTAGCCGCACATATTCCGCAGCAGTTTGCGAGAAATCAACAGACTTTGTTGATGCCCAACTCAGGGGTGGACCTTGCGTAACCACTGAGCCATTTTCAGTTAGATCAGCAATTCCAACATTGTCATCCCATGCAGTAGGGGCAAGACCAGTAAACAAATATTCAACAAGCTTAGCCACGGAAAAACCAGCAAGCGTAGTAGCCCGATTAGAAACACTACCCCTACCCACCGGGGGTGGGGGAGGATTTAAAATCAAATACCTACCCGCAGCAGCCAAGCCAGTTTTTCTAGGCATAAGCTGCTCCAACTATGTTGCCTTCAATCACACCTGCATCATCAATCACAAACAGGTACTCATCCTTTGCATTCGCTCCTGCTGAAGCTACGGGAGGAGCACCACCTGCCCACTGAGTACCAGCAGGAAAATTGAGCGTGTGACCACCAACACCATCCTGCACCCACGTATAAGCAACTTCTGTTTTGAGTCCACCGGGAACATTGGAGAAAGAAAGAGTTACATTGCCAGTAGCACCGGGAGTCCTGAAATTTCTTCCAAGACTTAAATCCATCGGGGTTGCACCAGTTAAAGCAAGATCAGTGATAGGCTCTGAAATAGAACCGGGAGTTTGCTGGAGTACCCAACCTGCACCTCCCCAGTAGTAAGCCATGTTTTCATCTTGAACCCATGCCATCCAACCAAGCTGGGCAACATGGAATTCCCAAACCGTTTCAATGAATACTGCTATCTCTAAATCATGCCCTGCCCAGTTTGCACCAGCAACACCAACAGGAAGAATATACCTGTCACCTTCTGAGGGTGATCCCGGTTCAACTGCTAAGTCTTTATCTATGACCCCCAGATTGCTGATCATATCCATCAGCTTAAGATTGGCATCCATCTCAGTCTTGTAGAATGTACCCAAATCCCAGTTGTATTTAAGCCCCATATTAGGACCAGTTAAAACAGCCATTAGACAATGCCTCCATAAAACATGCCGTAGGAGTAACCGTAATCGGCTCTCCTGAAATCGTATTCATGTGCCTGATAGGAACTGAGACCACCAACTATTGCCTCAAGCTCAACTCTTATCAAACTATTCAATCCACCAAACCCACTATCGGCAAGCTCAGTTGTCCATGAGTAACTGGTTCCCGCAATTCCGGTTACCGTTCTGGACAAAACCAAAAGCTCATTGTATAGCCTGATTGTGTAAGTGGTTCCCGGTTCTGGACCAACATCCCCCTCATCTTGATAAACAAAAGACTCAGACGTTTGCTGGGTTCTATCTCTATGTGACCATGTGTAATCAAGGGGTGGGCTTGAGCCTGTCATTCCCTGTGCTTGAAATGCAGGGTATCCCTCAACTTGCAAATTGCCGGGAGGGTAAGGCATACCTGCTCTACCTTGAAAAGTGAAAGTATCAAAGGGTGCAGTGGTCTCATCCAAAGTACCTTGCCCACTCTTGGTGAGTATCTTTACATCGATCACATCACCATCAGTGTATTGGTCTCCACTGATAGCGTTGCTGGTTTGATTGAAGTAAACCCTAGAACCTAGTACATGATTTTTAGGCAGGGTATCAAGCATCCCACGATAAACTTTAACTTCCTTTATCGATTGATCCAGACTGTACACTTGCATAAATTCATCATCGATAGTGCATAGCTCCCCGATAGGAACCTCACTCATATCTTGATCACCCGTATAAGTAAACGTGGTATCAAAATCAGTTTCCATAGCGAACTCAAGCAAGCACGATGGAGCAAAGGGATTACTGGAAGCACCAGCTTCGTCAAAATCAGAACCACTCCCATTAGCTCTGTCCCCGATTGCAAAAAAGTAATGATCTGATGTGGGCTTTACTGCCGTAACGTAGTAGTACCCATCAAGCGGAGTAGCAAGCAAAAAGTTTTCTGCTGCTGCCTCTCCAAAAGCCTGAACTATATTCCAATAATTTGTTTCTTGAATAAGTCTATTCGTTGCTGCTTGTGGTGGGAATACTGGTTCAATCCACCCAGACGCTTGAGGCTTCCCGTAGGTAGCAGTAGGTAATCCAAACACATCTTCAATTGCACTGATGTTAATTTTGCTATCCTTCAATGAACCATAGTTAACCGCGCCCACCCTAAAGACCACTTCAAGAATCCCGTACTTGGGCCATGACAATCTGAACACATCCCCGGTTGCAACATCCCATGCCTCCCGATTAATTGTAAACTCCACTCTTGCCAGTGGATGGGATACAGTTGTCAAATCTCTCTGAGCTACTAGGAGCGCATTAGCTTCACTAGTGATGCCGGGGTATTCAGACTTCTGATTAATCGTAGTCCCTTGGATTTGGATGTTGGCTAAATCCTGCACAGTCACTGGGATAGATTTGCCTGTACCTGATTTTGTATAAACAACTGTCAATTCATTAACAGTCTCCCCCCACGTTTTACGGGAGAAGGATTTCATATCTATAATATTGCTGTCATCGTAAAGCGGCAAAGCTGCTGGAGTGTAATCATCACGCACCATCTTCAATACAAACAATCCGGTATCAAGTGCCAGATAGAGCGAAGCATTTATGTGCTTCAAAACTTCCGTTAAAAAATCCTCAATGGGTTGAGACTCACCCCAGACCATCGAAATACCCAACCCTTCAGTGTGCATTGTCAGGGAAGCAGCTTGAAAGGAAACTACATCCATATCTGCATCGTTATACCCCATGCCCCAATCTACATTAGTCAGACACTCATAAATAATTTGTGCAGCATTCGCATCATTACCAATCTGCTTTCGAGAATCCTCCCCAGCAATCACGCTAGGATATCGGGCAACTTGAAACTGCATCTCCTTTACTTGCGGGGTATCACCAACATAGAACCCTGCAAAAGTTAAAGCCGATACTCCCCGGTAAGCAGGAACATTTCCCGGCGAAATCTTAGCGTCAAGGTATGGGTTTTCTACTTGGCTACCTTCTCCAAGATCACAATAGATATCACCACCCTGCCCAAATGCAGCAGATGGTGCTGTATAATTTCCAGTGAACCTATTAAAGAACCCACCCCCTTTTGATCTACTTTTCCAGACACCCTTTGAGTAGCCAACACCACCTTCTTTCTCCTTGCCTCCAAAGAGTTCACTCTTACCTGAGACTAAGGCTATTGCACTTGAAGTCACAGGGGTTCTGTCCCCTCCAACATTTGAGCTTGTCCACATACGCCTATCCCCGATATCCATTCGAAGAATTTCATCAATCGGTCCATAGCACAAAATTAGGTGCATACCTAGAAAGTATCGGTAACCCGTTACTTGGGAACCACCACCTTTACCACCACCCATTACTCAGCACCCTCAGCAGCCAATCGACGCGCAAAGTTGATAATCTTTTGAGCTTGTGCATCCCCAGTATCGAACTCTGATGCTGGCATCGTACCTGCATGAATTTTCTTAAAGTCCAAACCATGCCGAGTGCAATACCGTTTCACTCCATGCAAGCACATCTTAGTAGCTCTGCAATGCATGATGTTCAAATACACTTCCTCTGACATTACTTCTTGCCTCCACCTTTCGATTTCTTAGCAGCAGTTGCCAAGTCTCCATACCAAACCACGTTAGGTCCAGTAATCCATACGCGCCCGAAGACCACAGGAATAGTCCTATCTTCTGTTGCTGTAGGCACATCGAAATCGCCAATCCCCGCAGGTTTTGGTTTGGGGGGTTTCGGAGCCAGCATCGCGCTAACGACTACCGAAACAATCAATATGATTAAGTTAACCCAGAAAGCTACTGCCCCCCTGCCACTCAAGGCTTATTAAATTTGCACTTAGTATCACTTAGCACTCTACCGCTTTACTCGCAGCAATCTTACCCTCACCAACATACTCATGCATGTCACCTTGAAGGGAACCAGTTCGACAATAAATGTACTCCCCTGATTCTTTATGCCTGTAGATACTCACAGCCACTCTTGCTCCCGGCATCAAATTACGAATCCAATTCGGTCTGAAGTGAAGCACGATTGCTGCCCCCGAAAGAACCAGAGCTATTAACACTATTAAACTATCAAACATCACAACCTCCTACCAGATGGGTGAACCACCAAAGGGATTAATCTTTGGCACGTATGGGAAGCCCCCATAATTTTCTAAATTGTTAAACTTGTTTTTGCAAGCATCCAGATCATGAGCACATCCTTGGAAAACTGTAACTGATGATCCAATTTCCAATTCACTTAAACCAATATTCAATGTCAGGTTACCCGCACCATCATCACCAATAATCGTTCTAACTTCACGGTTATCAAATTGCATGTAACCACCAAAGTAAAAATCCACTGAGTCAACAAATCCCGGCGCAGTTATTACCGCACCAGCAACCCCTGTCAGATTATCGGTAGCAGAAAACGCAAAATTATTTAATCCACACTGAGCACCATACAAGATGTGGGGACATTGCGCTTGATACTTTCTCCTCAGCCCCGGTCTTTTCAAACTGGTAAACACAGGCTCACAGGTTAGCACAGCTTTCGAACCTCTCCACTCCGCACTCAACACCCTACCCTGCCACACCGTTATGAATTCCAATCCCGGCGTATCATTAGCGTGATACCTGAATATTGTTAACGTCATGATTTCAGTTGGAGGGTACGCTACAAAATTTGTAAGAATATCGGCATCCCGCTGAATATCTAAATTCATGGGTGCTCTCTCAATTTCGGTATTAACTTCAATATTTTCTCGCCTAATCTGTACAGGCAAATAGTCTTCAGACTGAAATGAAATAATGTCATCACTGGATGTTAGTGTGTATCGCTCACTAACCCCACGCTTGAATAAATACAATTCAATAGGGTAACCTTCTGGACCTTCTTCGAATGCTTCAAAAGTCATTCTCTTATGACCCTCGTATTAAAATTCAATTTGGCAATAGTCTGCCCACTCCATTCAAACTCAACACCATCACTATCTATCCGACTAGGATGCAAGAAGGAAACCATCTTTATTTCTGCTGCTGTGTACGTGATTCCAAGTTGAGTATTGATGCCCAGTATCTCAACACCAGAACCAACAGGAGCCTTCTCTTGTGCTGATGCAATCCTTCTGTAATACACCAACCCATCAGTTGTATAAATTGCAATGTCTCGTTTCGCCGCATCGAAATTATAAAAATCCCGATACTGGGTATCTTCAACTTCAATTGCTGTGTCATTAAAATCTATTTGTGTGACCACAGTAAAATCCCGCGACCACGATGAAAAATAAAACTTAGCCCACTTACCTGCTCTTGCATGAAGCCACTCTTTCCAAAACCAAATATCCGCTCTGGTATCTTCAGCAAAAGTAAAAGATGTAATCTGATCAGGGAAGGTTGCACGTTCATCCACTAAGGGTTGCACAATACCGAAATCAACTATCCCAAGTTTTGACTGCCACGTTAAATCTAAATCTTGCGCTCTGTTTGGTGCGCGTTCCAAAACAAATCCATCCTCATAGGCAAGAGGTGCTTCAACAGCAGGAATTGCTTTGTTATCTACAAGTTCAAATCTTATCGTGCCATGATCAATATCCGCAGTTGGTTGGGTAATCGATACAGACTCACTCATACGTGCAGACTGAGCAGGGTATATCCTTGAACCTGAACCCCATGCCGCTAGGGTTGCCCTTGCTAGATCAAGGCTTGTTGCATTGACATTCAAAATTTCAACCGCTTCAGTATCGTCATAGTCATTAACGAACATTGCAACTTCCCCAGCTACAAACGATTTATTCGCAGTAGTATCAACATCAATCACAAATGCCCCAAGAGCAGTAGGGGTGGTTGTAATTGTGCAATCCATCCAAAGAGGAACTGAAAATACTCTACCCTTCCAAGCCCAAAGATACCGCTCAAGCCACCGCTTTTCTGTTTCATTCATTAACAAACGGTATTCCATACTGCGCCTTGGATTGATCCGCAAGCGATAGCGATCTTCAATCCCATCCTCAGTTTCATTTATCTGAGTCAGCCACTCATACTTTTCAGTAATGTCTTCACTCCAATCAGGAGCAAACGCAAATATGATTACACGGTTACCAGTGATAATCAGGGTTGGGAACTCACCGGGGAAATCCCACGTATACGTTATTGCAATTGCTGCTGGACCTGTCAGATCAAAATTCAATTCATAGGTTCTGACTTCTAATGCTTTGAAGGTTGTGGGAGTCGCAGCAGGTTCAGTCAGAACAATACCCGTACCATCCCCCACAAAATTTAAATCACTATTTAGCTTGTCATCAAAATGCGCGTTCCACACATCAAAGAATCTGACTTGAGCACTAACCAGATTGCCCAAGGCAATTACACTGGGAGTGACATATACTCGAAAATAATAGTCAGCCACAAACTGAGTACAGAGCACACCCACAGGTTCATTATCATGAATCTCTATTGGATTATTATTGGTATGTGCTCCCGATAAAATAGACTGAGCCAACCAGTTAGCAGCCGGAACCGGGGGGTATGAAGGCTGATCTGCTGTTTGATTAACATTAGCATAACCGGGGTACAGGTCAGTGACTAATGCCACCCCTAAAGGGAATGCTAATACACCGGGAAATGCTGCCATTATGGAACCTTAAGATACGCCAACCCTGCCCAACCTGAGTTGGGTAGTCCATCGCTTATGTTAGGGTCTTTCTTTTCGGTCATCGGAAATATCAACCAATCATCACCACCCAAAGTTAACGTGGAACTAGGTACAAGGTTTTTCATATTGACTGCCCTAACATCTGGGAAGTGACCTACTGGAGTCATAACGGTTGAGCTTCGAACAGTCCAACCACAAGAAATATTTAGCAATACAGGTTGGGTATTAAAAGTGTTCGGTTGTGCTACTTCCGCTGAGTGTAAACCCCACATCATATCAAGCGGGAAGCCTGTATTCCCAAAAGCTACAGGGGGAATCATGCTTGAGAAAATCGTATTAAAGTAGTACTGCTTCCACCGCACACCATCAATGTTGCAATGGAACTTCCCGGTTCTTGATCCGTTAGAAGTAAACCCATGAAACGGTAGGTGGGTTACAAAATACTCAGGGTCATTCATTCCTGCAAGAGTTTGAGCAGGTTCATGGTGCAAGTGATATTCCCCACCGTCATAAGCACCCAACTTGTTACACAGTCCAACAATAATATGCCTGAATTCATTTGCTGTAGTCTCAACCACAACATGCATATAGGTTTGGGCAGGGTCAGTAAAGAAATGGTATGCAGTCATGTTCGGCATCAATTCACTAACCCTAGACTCAACACTAGTGTTGGGTTGTGAATCGATAGGACTACCCCCGGCATGACCTGTTGCCCCATAGATATCTATCCACGGTAAATCAATTACCTGAACAACCCCATGATAGGATTGGCTACCACTGGTTACCCCTGCTTCAAAAGCGAAGTAGCTTGCACCTTTGTGAATATACAATTCTGAGCTATGCCCATCACCACCACCAGCAACCCACTTATCTTGAGTCCAACCATTTGCGGCAACAAAAACTCTAAGCTTGTCGAGCAGATCATCAACATGTAATGCTGTACCTGTTTGGTAACTCATGGGTTCACCTTAATGCAATAGTAGTCTACGAATGTAACTCGAAACACATTCTGAAAAGCGAGGTATGTATCAGGTCCAATTGTAATTGTGTCTTCAGCAGAGAGATTTGATCCAGACGCATAAAAAACATCCTGCAACTCCCCGTATAAATTGGGTGATCTTCCATCTGGCGTATTGAGGTCATCAATCTCTATCGGGATGATAGGCCAAAGCTCATACGTCCCATCAAGCCCCTCTGATATTTCATCAAAGTAGGTAAAATGCCACGTAGTTGAAGTGGTCATGTAAGGCCAAAATGAACGATCTGTTACCGCACTGCTTGTGAAGTCTTGAAACTTTAACCATGTACCACCGGGAGACCTCATAAAACAAGCATCCTGACCGGGATCGAAGCAAGACCTCAACCGAATATCCGTACTTGTGTAGTGATAATTATTACCAGAGGTTCCAGCAATAACTAGCGGGTAACTGTACTCCGCAGGTTGCGAGTAGGGGAGCATCAACCCCATCATCATATTCAGAAATTCAGTACCAATCTTACAAACACAAATGACATAGCGACCATTACCAAATAACCAGTACTCCATTGGTCCATCATCCAATACAAACTTTGGACTATTGGTAGTGGTATACGGACTAGCCCCCGGTTGATCAGCTAATGTATCCGTAATTTCGAATGCGGTAAAACCAACCAACCTCCAATTGAAGTAGGGAGTCAGAACATTGTCATGCACAGCAGCACCAATAAAAATATTGTCTCCCCCTGCCAAGCCTTGCCCTTCCATCAACAATGACCTACCAGCAAATCTACTTATAGACGAATAATTTTCACCAACTCTCCGCGCTTCGATTTGTGAAAACTCAATATCAGTACCACCATTGTTGGCAGTGATATTCAATCTCCAAAATAAGTGCCTACCGGGA